TAAATAAAATGGAGGTAAAAGGTTGGGAATTAAACATAGACTTATTAGAGTCTATAATGATAGGCTTTCAGAGAGAAGTATTTGAAGAACAAGATGTAGTAGAGGTCGATTGGTCAATTGTGTTTATGTTTGCTCGACTACGTTTAACTTTGATATATAACTAGTATGTGGTTTAAAGAAGATAAGGAGTTTAAAGATTTGGAAGATTTTCCCGAAGATGTCGTAGGGTTTGTTTACGAGGTGAAACACCTAGAAACAGGTAAGAGGTACATAGGGAAGAAGATACTTAAACACAAGAGAACTCTTAAACCTTTAAAAGGGTATAAAAGAAAGCGTGTAAAGTATGTTGAGAGTGATTGGAAAACCTATACAGGAAGTAACGACACTACAAAGAGATGGCTATGGAGCGAGTGCGATAGAGAGATACTAGAGTTGTGCAAAAACAAGACTATGATGTCTTATTACGAAACTAAGTATCAGTTCAAAAGAGACGCTATCGAAAACAACAACTACTTGAATGATAATATATTAGGTAGGTATTACAGAAAAAGTCTAAAAAAATATATGAAATAATTTGCAGGTGACTTTTGAAAAACATATATTTGCAGTATACAATAACAAAAACTAAATAAGATGAAAGAAAATATTAAAGAAATACTAGACTCAGGAGCTAGTGGTAAGATGATTGTAGATGCTTTGTTAGAGCTTGATAGAGATAACGTGGACTTAGGTGTGGGTTTTACAAAGGAATCTCTTAGAGAGTCTAGGAGAAACTCTACACTTATTTACGAGGCTATTGGAAGAGTTGATAAAAAGTTAGGTGAGTTATTGTTAAACCATGTAGATGTATAATATGAAAAAATTAGCAGAGTTCTTTAGCCATGATTTTGAAAAGGGTTGTTTTAGATTATATGATTCAAGAGGAAATGAAACTTACTATGAAAGTTCAAGTGGGTATTGGTATAGATACGACCGTGATTCAGAAGGTCGTATAACTTACTATGAAGATTCAAGTAAGTTTTGGAGTAGATACGAATACGATTCAGAAGGAAATGAAACTTACTATGAAAGTTCATACGGAACTATTGGAGGTGTTTCAAGAGAAGTTGTTGAAATGACAATGGAAGAGGTAGAAAAGTTAGCAGGTAAGAAAGTAAAAATAGTTAAAACTAAATAATATGGGAATTGTTGAAAAATTAGCCAAGGTGCAAGCTAAATTAAAAGCACCAAAAAACCAAAGAAATCACTTTGGTAAGTACAATTACAGGAGTTGTGAGGACATCTTAGAAGCGGTTAAACCGTTAGTAAATGAATTAGGTTGTGTGGTAACACTTTCTGACGACGTTGTAGTTGTTTCTGATAGGATTTATGTTAAAGCAACAGCTTACTTTCAAGACGAGAAAGAAACAGCTTCTTCAACAGCTTTAGCAAGAGAGCCTTTAATTCAAAAAGGAATGAATGAAGCACAGATAACAGGGTCTGCAAGTAGTTACGCTAGAAAGTACGCTCTTAATGGTTTGTTTGCTATTGACGACACAAAGGATGCTGATGCGACCGAAACACATGGAAAGAAATCTACTCTAAAAGAGGATTCTGATGAGTTCAACAAGGTAAAGTTAGCGATAGAGAAAGGATATACTATTGAGCAAGTCAAGACTAAGTATAATGTATCAAAAGAGGTTGAAGAATTACTAACAAAAAACAAGTAAAATGGGAGTAAAAGGAAAAACATTAGCAGAGTTCTTTAACCATGATTTTGAAAAGGGTTGTTTTAGATTATCTGATTCAGAAGGAAATATAACTTACTGGGAAAATTCAGATAAGAATTGGTATAGGTCCGAGTATGATTCAGAAGGAAATGAAACTTACTGGGAAGATTCAAGTAAGTTTTGGAGTAGATACGAGTATGATTCAGAAGGAAATGAAACTTACCATGAAAGTTCAAATGGAGTCACTAGAGGTGCTTCAAGAGAAGTTGTAGAAATGACAATGGAAGAAATCAATAAGTTAGCGGGTAAAAGAGTAAAAATAATTAATAACAAAAACAAGTAAGATGGAAGTAAAAGGAAAAATTAAGTTAATTGGAAACACAGAAGTATTTGGAGAGAAAGAATTTAAGAAAAGAAACCTTGTTGTCACAACAGACGAGCAATATCCACAAGATATTTTAATTGAATTTGTACAGGACAAATGCGACGTTTTAAACGCCTACAAAGCAGGTGAGGATGTTACTGTCGGCATAAATCTAAGAGGTAGAGAATGGGTGAATCCCGAAGGTGTTTCAAAGTACTTCAACAGTATTCAGGGATGGAGGATATCAAAAGGAACAGAGGAAGCGGTAAAAGAAGAAGCGAGAGCAAAGGTTGATGATTTGCCGTTCTAATATAAATATGTTAACAGGGGAGTGAACTGCTCCCCTTTACAAAAAAGAAGCAATGGAATGCACGCAAGCAGAAATACAGAGTAAAATAAATCAACTTCAAGACGAGGTTGATTTTAAATCAAAAGAAAGAAGTTCCTTGTCAAAAAGAATAAATGAATTAAAGAAACAAGTAGAATATTGGCGAGAGCTCGACGAAAGTCAATTAAAAGCATTTTAAGATGAATAAAAACGAAGAACTATTATATGATTACCTACATGACTTTAGAGCAGAAACAGGTAAGTGCAATCCTTCAAATAAAGACATTTTAGAGGTTGTAAACATGAATGAAAGAACTTTATACAGAACCCTTAAATCCCTTGAAGAAAAGGGTCTTATAAAGCGTGAAACAATAAGCGTAGGGAACTTTGGAAAGACTAGAGTTATACACGTAATATGACAGAAACCGAGTTAAAATTAGCTCTTTATATTATTAGGAATATCGTCGAATCTCATGTGTTGTCAGATGATTTTAGCGGAGTTTCTGAGTTCTTTCTAAGGGAGTTTGTGTCAAAGAAACTGAGCAGAATACTTGACGAACCTCTTAAAGATTCTCTTGTTAGTTTAAGGACTACGATAACAGCAGACAACCTTATTAGAGGTGTTAAAAACCAATCAAAAGACGATTTTCTAAAAACCTTAAATACTATAATTAAAAACAATCTAGTTGATGGCGACAGAAGCAAACATATCCTTGAGAATAGACAAGATTCCGAAACACAAGATAGTTAAAGGTAAGCCGATTCTTGAAGATGGGGAATGGGTAACACCTTACTATTACAGAATGACTATCGGTATAAGTGATGAATGCGAGTTCAGGGAATGGTCTGATTGGGGGTATAATATAAAATGTTGGGGATGGCAGAACAGAGAAGAGAGAATAGCTAAGAAACCTAGAAATTGGCTTGGCGGAGGTGGCGTTCATTGGACTGATGGAATAATAAAGAAAGTACTAAAAAAACTAAACAAATGACAGACGAAGATATAGATAAAAGAGAAACAGATAGAATGTATTTTGAGCAACTTCTAAACGATTCTTATATAGACCCTAGTGAAGAAGTTGAGTACCCACCTGTTGCGATAAGCATGGGAACTTACAGTTATGAAACAAGAAACGGAAAGAAAACCTACCCAATACCTCTAGGAACGTATGGAAACTTTAGCTTTATTCAAGCACCTCCAAAAGTAGGAAAGAGTTTCTTTGTTAGTTTATTAACAACTGTTTACTTAAAGGAGAACATTGGCTCAAGAGGAGGAGATATGAGAGGACACAGAAACAAAAGAGAAGTTGTTCACTTTGATACAGAGCAAGGGAGATTCCACGCAAGTAAGATGTTTAAAAGACCTCTTGAGATTGCAGGGCATGGGTTCGACGGTTATCATTGTCACGCTCTAAGAAGTATGTCACCAACAACAAGGCTGAATTATATTGACTGGTATCTTGAAACTCAAGTGGAAGACGCTGGTCTTGTTATTATTGATGGTATAGCTGACCTATGTAACAACGTAAACTGTGTTGAAGAGTCAAACAGAGTCGTTCAGAAGGTTATGGAGTGGACTGAGAAATACGATTGCCATATGGTTCTTGTGATACATTCTAATTTCGGTAGCGACAAACCAACAGGTCATCTTGGTTCTTTCTTAGAAAAGAAAACTGAAAATCAGATTCAGCTAGAAAAGAACGCAACAAACAAGAACCTTGTTGATGTGATTTGCAAGAGAACAAGAAACAAAGCATTCGACCAATTTAGCTTTTCTATAAACAAGGGGCTTCCCGAAATACCACACTTGCCAAGTTTTAATGAGATTTTATCATAAAAACTTGCATTGTACATTGAAAACAACTATATTTGTAAAATAAACAAAAACAACATGACAAAAAAGAAAGATTTTAGACCAAGACTAAAAGGGAAAAAAAGAAAAGCCTATGAGAATATGGTGAAAGCAGAGTCAAGGGTTCTTGTGATTGGAGACTTGCATGAGCCTTTCTGTCTTGAAGGTTACTTAGAGTTTTGCAAGGAACAATACGCTATACACAACTGCAATAGGGTTGTTTTTATAGGGGATATCATTGATAACCACTATTCTTCTTATCACGAAACAGATAGCGATGGTTTAGGCGGTAAGAAAGAGTTAGAGTTTGCTATCAAAAAACTAAGTAAATGGTACAAAGCCTTTCCTAACGCAGATATAACTCTTGGCAACCATGACAGGATAATCATACGCAAGGCTCAAACCTCAAATATCCCTAGTAAATGGATAAGAGAGTTTGGAGAGGTTCTTGAAACACCTAATTGGAACTTTGTAACAGAGGTTTATATTGATGGAGTTAGGTATGTTCATGGAGACAAAAGCAATAAGCCAAGAACAGCAGCAAAAAGAGACATGGTTTCAACTGTTTCAGGTCACTACCACACAGATATGTATGTAGAGTGGTTCTTTGGAAAGACAAGAAGTATTTTTGCAATGGCTGTTGGTTGTGGTATAGATAGTAAATCTTATGCTATGGCATATATGCAGGGAGGTAAAAAGGAAGCTATTGGAGCAGGTGTCGTTGTTGGTGGTCACACCGCTTTTAATGTAAAAATGAATTTATAAGATATGAGTAAACGTAGAGTATTAGATGTGTTAGCTGAGAAGCATGAGGATTGGATGAATATGGCACGTTCATTTGGACTTAGCAATGATGATGCAGGTGAGATAGTTCAGGGAATGTACCTAAAGATGAATGAGTACATAAAAGATGTTGATAAGATTATGTATAACGAGGATAAGGTTAACACATTCTACGTTTATAAGACCATGAATAACTTGTTTCTGTCAGGCTACCACTTAAACGGTAATCTAGGTAAGTTTAAAGCAAGCAAGATTAGCTATGTTTCTAACTTGTTTGACTTAGACGATGATAGACCTGATAACTACAACTCAGAAGAGGTTGAAGGTAAGTTATCGACAGAAATCCAAGTAAAGACGTTAAAAGCTATTAGAAGAGCTGAGATAGAGGGCTCTGTCAACTTCCTTAAAGAGGAAAAAGAGTTAGAGGATATGAGAATGTTTGAAGCCTTGTATTCTAATTTAAAAGACGATGTTGACTGTTTTATAGATTCATGGTATTGGTATGAATCAAAGATGTTTAGGCTATATTTTTATAAAGACATGTCAATGAGAGAGATATCAAGAGAAACTAAAATAAGTCTAACGTCTATTTGTTTGACTATAAAGCATTGCAAGAAGATGATTATAGACGAGTTTGGAGAAGATTACGAGAGATATTTAAAAAACAAAGAGTATTAAATTATGAAAAAAAAGAAGTACACACAAAAAGAGCAGATAAACCAACTAGAGGTTGTGTTTGCAAAGTTATTTCTTGCTTTATCAGAGCAAGCAAAAGAGATTAGAAAGATACAAGGTAAACTTGGGATGGAATTTAAAAAATTAGAAGATGTTTCAGAAGAAGATTAAAGAGTTAAGGGGTTTAGTTGACACGTTAAAGATAGATAATGACCTCCTTTATAAATATGTAGACGCACTAACTACAAAAGTTTTTGAACTAGAAAACCCTTATAGATTAAAAACAGGTGACGTGGTTTATGGTTTTCAGGCTTGTGGTGAAACATACTCAGGTAAAGCCGAGGTGTTAGATGTTTACAGGGGTTACTATAACGAACCCTTATACGACATTTACTTTAAAGGCTTTCGTGTAGTAAAGGGTTTGAGCTACGAAAATATAATAACAAAAAAACGAAGAAATAATGGCAAAGGAAAAAAGTAAGGGTCTAGGGGATGATGTGGAAGAAGTGCTAGAAAAAACAGGTGCTAAGAAAGTTGCGCAGTTTTTATTTGGCAAAGACTGTAATTGTGAGCAACGCAAAGAGTGGCTAAACAAGAAGTTTCCAAGAAGAAGTACAGAGTGTTTAACACAGAAAGAATATAAGTTCCTTGATGAACTATATCAGTCAAAGCCAAGAACCATAAAAGCAGATAAATCAAAAGAAGTGTACGCTATCTATAATAGAGTATTTAACATGAAGAAGAAGTTTTCAAACTGCAATTCATGTGTCAAAGGAGTTTTATCAGAGTTGAATATTATTTACACTAAATACAAAGAAGATGTTTTACAGAAAAAAAATTAAAAAACTAGAGGAGCAAAACAGGTGGTTGTCTATAAGGCTCACGTATTTAGAAAACCCACTCAAGTTAAGAATAGGCGATAAAGTTTATGGGTATGTACATTTGCGTTCTAATATTTTTCGTGAAATAAACTCCACAGGACGGGTTGTTCGGGTTCATAGGAATAGTCAAGGACGCCCTAGGTACGATGTTTTCTTTGAAGACTCTCACTTAGAGAAAGACTTACCTTATCACAGGATAATAACAGAAAAACCAAATAAAGATGAAGATACCAAAGCCTAGGAAGTACGAAACCGAAACAGAGTATATCTTAAAGTGGGCGAATAACGCTGCTGTCATGCAAGCTATACCTGACAAGCAGAAACGTATAGACACAGTAAGAGCAGCGTTTAAGAATAACTTTATGCCAAACCAATAACCGCAAGAAACCGATAGATGAAAATTTATCGGTTTTTTCTTGACTTATATGTTGTAAACTATTATATTTGCAATATACATAATCAAAAAGACAAGTAAAATGAAAAAAACTAAAGAATTAAAACAAGAATTATCCGATTCGGAAAAGGTAGATTACTTGCAACAGTACTACCATGAATTAGTTAGTAACGAAGTTCCTAGTATAATAAAGGAGGATATTTTAAAAACAGCACTTGGTATATGAGTACGATAACAATGTTAAACGGAGATGAGTGGGATATAGAAGAGCTGCTTCACAAGATGAGAGATAACGACTTTTACTACGGCTACATGGGGAAGAACTCTCTATCGTCAAGTTCTGTTAAAGAGATTCTTAAATCACCTAGTCACTATCTTAAATCACTTGAAGAGTCAAACGAGACGAACGACGCTTTTACGCAGGGTAGACTCATTCACGAAAAGATATTAGAGCCTCAAAAGGAGTATGAATGGAATGTAATAGAAGCTAAAGACAAACGCTCTAAGGCGTGGAAAGATGCTGTTGCAGAAGATAAGCCCAATACCATCTTGAAACGTGATTACAACGCTTGTATGTGGGTTGTAGACGCTTTTTGGAGCAACAAAAACCTGTCAAGCGAACTATCAAGCTCTTATATGGCAGAAGTTCCTGAGATTGGTTTGATCGAAGGCTTGCCTTTTAGAGTTAAAGCAGATGCACTACATTTTCTAGGTGATAAGATAATTGACCTTAAAACCACATCAGATATAAGCAGTTTCAATAAGTGGACTTGCATGAAATACGGCTACGACATTCAAGTGTATATTTACTGCACCATATTTGATATTCATTACAGCTGCTTTGAATTTCGTGTTATAGATAAAGTTTCAAAGACTGGTGGTGTATTTAGTGTTTCAGAAGAGTTCTATGAGGGCGGTAGGTTAAAAACACTCGAAGCAATAGATACTTATAAGAAGTATTTTATTGACAACACACTTAGTGTAAGTAACTATATTATAGAGGGTGAATTATGAGCAATAGATATGCCAAGGTAACCAATAGATATGCTAAGGTAACCATTAGCAAGGTGGCTAAGTCAAGCACGATGTGGTACGAAGACCTTATAGGTCATACCTTTTATGTAACAAAAAACCCTAGTCTTGAATATTACGGACTAGCCTCTCAAAAGAAGATAATTTTTAAAACAGATACAATATGAAAGCAATACAATATTTAGTAGTCCTGATATTAGGGATTATGTTAATGATTTTAACAGGATGTGAACAAGACGAGGTATGTTACAAACCTGTCGATTTAAGTCTTTACCATTGTGGAGAAGCTACTTTCTCTGCAAATGCACCTTGTTATCTTCAAGTCGGAGACGCTTGGGGGAAAGGTTATATAGTAGCAGAGAGAGATGTACCTGCTGAATAATTTAAAGCAACCATACTTACAAAGGTTAAATAAACCCACTATTGATTTAGTGGGTTTTTTGTTACTTCTTTTTTAGATTCTTTACAGTTCCTTCAAGAACACCTCCTGCAAAGTAGAATCCAACTATAATCATTACAAGCGTTCCTAAGCTATCGTTATTGTAGTCGTAAAGGGATATTACCTTTTCTGTACTAGAACCCTTTAAAACGTATATAAAGTGGCTTATTGCGGTCAATAAGTGAACAAGCAAGAACGCTCCGCTAAACATTATAGATAATATTCTTTGCGCTAACTTGTATGGCTCGTACAAGACTAGCATTTTCTGCATATAGTCTAATTTCTCTTCATTTGTTAACACAGCTTTATCGATACCGCTAATAAGCGACTCTCCTAGCTTTTTTGGACTGAATATTCTTCCTAGTATTTTAAACATAATCTATATTTATTTTTACACCTATTGAATTGAATGGAGGATAAAGTATATCGGTATCGGTAGACATCCGTATATCCAATCCAACAATTCAGGGTTTCCTTTTTTCATTAACCAATCCCACACCACCTCTTTCAAAGCACCTATTAAACTCAACAGAACACATCCACGAACATCTCCAAACACATATATGAGTGGGATAATAAGAATCATGTTCCAAAAGAAGTGTAGTAATTTATCCTTGTCTATTGAATTCATTTTTCTATCTTTCTTGTATTCTAAAATAAGAACCTGTTTCACATATTATATCATTATTCCCATTGTCATTTCTTACTTGCAATTGCAGATAGTCGTTTTGGTCTAGAACAACACCCACAACTATTGTAAAGAAGGCTACATCACGAGGACCCACTTGGCTATTCACTTGCCTTACTTGTTGCGTATAGTCCAAGTCGACAAAAGCACTTGCTGAATCATCCCATCTCCTAAACCTAGTTCTTAACACGTTGCCAGGGTTTGAATCCAATGTTAATGAACCTGTAACCTCAAACTCTCGTGGCGAGTTCCCTAAATGCGTTAGTTTACCGTCCGCACTATCTGAAAAGTGTTGCAGTCCTGTACCTGCAAATATGCCTTCCATAGTGTACCAAGTAGAACCTGCCGAAACAACGGTAGTTTCTTCGCTAACAACTGATGTAGTACCCCCTACAAAAGTATTAGGCAATCCGTTGTTTTGCTTCCAATAACAAGGTAAATCCCCTCTATCAAGGTTAGGCGTTAGATTTGAATCATCTGCATTATAAACCCCATCTCTTGTCATTTCAACACCTCTGAACTGCACAGTTCCAGGGTTTGGAAAATTACTTGGTGAGAAATCTGTAAAAGGTTGCAAAGAACCTAGCTCACAGTTCATGTCTGTTAAAAATCGGCTATTCATCTGAAACAAACCACCTGTTTTAAATAAAGGCTCTGTGGTTGTGTCGCTCATGTTTCTTGTTATTGATGTGGTGATTCTGAAACCACCAAGCCAAAGACCATGTAATGTAAGAGAAGGACTGCCGCCAAATCTACCTGTTCCAGATTCTAATCCCTGGCGATAATCATATAAGTCACCCAAGCTAGTACAGTCAATGTAGTTTACTCTTTGGTACTCAACCGCATTAAAGCCTGTTGCATCATATAGTTCGTGTATCTTGCTGTTTGCCCCTGTTACTGACATATAAAAGTCAAATCCCAGTACGTTACCCGAGCCGATAGCTATGCTTTCAGAAACAAGCATAGTGAAATTATCTTCGCTTGAAATAAGCCCGCTATTGTCAAAAGAATATCCTTTTATTTCTATTCCTGTTGTCGGTACTGTAATTGAATTTGAGCCTATGTCGATAATACCGTCAAGAAAATACTCCTTTGTACTATCAATAGTTCCGCAAATAGTTGTCAGGAAGTTTGATTGATTTACAACAACCCTGTTTTCTAATCCTAGCGAAGGGTCGGAGCTTCCGCTAGCCCACTCTGTTCCGTTGTAGAACTTAGTTGTTTTGTTCGCTGTGTCGTAAACCACTCTGCCTTCTTGAGGTTCTAAAGCGTTTAAATCAGACTCTCTGTCAGGTCTAACCTCGTAAGATGAATGTCTATTTGTTTTCTCTGTTGACTGATTTGTCGAAGTTCCTTGAGAGCCATTCGACTCAAACACATCACCGCTATCTCTTGATTCGTTTATGTTTCTTGTTATAGCCATTTTTTATGTTTTAGTTTCTTTATTCCATCTTGCTTTCGTTCCTCTTATGTCATAGTGAACAAATGTATTGTATAGACCAAGACCACCTTCTGAAATTACACCATCCTCTATTAGTATCTCTATTATATTATAAACCTCAAAAGGTGTTAGTCCTTTTACCTGTATATCAGCAGCGTTCCCTTTTACGTGTTGAGAAGTGTCTTTACTGCCAATCATCCTGTTGTGTTTTAAAGACCTGTAAGAGCTTGTAATCGTTATTGGTAGTCCAATATACCCTCTTATCTTTTGAAGCTCCTTAGAAAGGCTCTTAATACGCTTAAAAACGCTCTCAGGCATTGCTGAACCGTCTTTACACTCGAATTCTGATAAACTAAAGTTCTTTGTTAGTTTCATATCATTAATTTAGAGATGAGCCATTTCCCTGCGGTTATAACAACAAAACCTGCTCCTGTAAAGTAAGCTATCTTCTTGTCTATGCTGTTTTTCATTTCTACAACAGTCCCTTCTAGTCTCTCTAATTTAGATATAGCACCCTCTGACGTTGCGTTAGTTTCTAGGTACAAGCTCCATTTTGTGTTTAGGGATTCTTGTCTGTTTATAAAGTTCGAAACTATCTGAGCGTTCTTGAACATAATATCAGCATTCACTCTTTGCTCTGCTCGTATCTCTTCTAAAAGCTGCTTATTCGTTAGTGTTTCAGGCATTTTCTTCTTTTTTATAATCAAGAACAGCGACAAGTACTGTTGCCACTATCATTAAAAGGTTTTCTTTGTTGGATTCCTCTGATAGTTCAGGGTACATGAACTCACATATACTATAATTAGAACAGAAAAGACCTATTGCTAATAAATACAAAAATAACTGTACCCTTTTTCTCACTATCCTTTTGTTTTCGTTGTCTCTTCCTTATCGGGGTCAATTGCTCTTGATACAGAAGCCTCTTTTACTTTCTTTGATGTTTTTTTAATAGGTTCTGTAACTTCCTTGTTTGTTCCTCTTTTACTGTTGATTACTCTTTTCATTGTTTATCTATTTTAATTATTATCGTAAGACTCTTCCAGTCCTCTTAACGCATACGTTGGGTTGCTTGGCACTACTCTATAAGTAGCCCAGCCATAAGGGCATTTATATACATTGTCTTCAAATTCTAGTTCTTTTTGAATCCAAGCCACATCTGCGAGGTATTTATCTGACAAAACCGCTTCTTTTGTGATTTCTCCGTTTTCGTCTGTTTCCTGTGGTTCTAACACTTCGTGACCTCTCGATACAAAGAAGTGGCTATTCGGTGTATAGCCTTCAAATTCTGAATCCTTGAACTCTCTTATTTTATCTTGATACTGTTCTTTTGAATTAAACACGTATCGTCTGCAAATTCTTTTCATAATTTATATTTTAATAATCGTCTGCGCTGTCGTATATTTTTACGTACGAAGTTCTTCCTTTTAAACTATCCATATTAAGAACTGATAACTCTGGTGTAAAAACAAATAAATCATTTCTTGTTGATTCTTCCACTCCATTTATAAACAAAGCACTATCACCGCTCTTGTACTTGTATCTTAACGTATTTATTATTGAATAGTCCAATGTCTTGCTCATTTCAAAAACCTGCACTCCATTAGCAAACAAAAAGAATCTAGCAGTACCATCACTCCAAAACTGAAATCTAAGTCCGTTTGTCGCTGATGTTTTAACACTGAATTCTTGTGTTGATGTTGGTATGTTTTTATTTATTCTTATCTCAACAACCCCTTCTTCCGAGTTTATCAAATGCGATATATCTCCTGTTGTTATACCTGTGTCGGCTGCTCGTGTTTCTGTACTTCCTTCTGTTTTGATGTATGAAGAAAACTCATCCTTAACCTCTCTGCCCCACGTGTAA